GCTATACGCGCGCCCGCCGTAAAGATGTTGGGCACCGCTGGCTCCAGCATTTCCCCAACCTTAGCTTGCGTGCCTTGAGCAAACCCTAGTTTCTGCGATTGAGACAAATCTTGAAGACCTGTTTGCGCCACGGCCCGCTGCGCTTCAATATCGCGGCCCAGTTTTTTAGCTGTAGCCAATACGGGACCTTGCAATTCGGCGTTAATATCAAATCGCCCCGGCCCAAAAATGTTTTCAACAAAACCGGGGTCTTCGCCCGCCATGACTTTGGCGAACCTTGCTTCAGGTAGTTTTGATAATTCCCGTTGGAACTGCTGGCGCTCAATACCTCTCATGCCTGCCGCAAAAGTATCTAGGTATTCGCGCCACCCTTTACCGCCAGCCGCTTCAATAGCGTCATCAATTAAAGGTTGTGCTTCGCCAACAAGCTGCGCCGTGCCTTGGCGCAACGCTTTAGGGTCTGTCGTGTCTAAAATATTGCGTACAAAATTGCCCATTTCGCGGCGGGCTAAGTAAAGCCCTGTAGCGTCAATGACGCCGCCCATTTTAGCGGCGCGGCGTTCTAGATTGTTGGCAAACTCTGACAGTATCCTAAACCGATCAGGGCTTACAAATTCAGCCTCCGACGCTTTTTGACGCAGCGTAGATACTAAGCCTGAAATATCTAATGGTTGTAACCCTTGCGCGCGCAAATTGGCCGCCGCCGCTTCCGCTGCGCGGGCGTCTGCACCAGTTGTAAGCGACCGTTGTGCGGCTTCGCCGCCGCGCTGTTCTAGGCCGCCGACAATACCGCGCTGACGATTAACCGCTGCGGGGTCAAAAGCATCACCTAAATCATCCATTTGGTTTAGGCGCATACCCTGCTCGTCTGCTGCAAAAAGCAAACTGCGCGCGCGGTCAACTTCTTCAGATGCTGCTTGACGTAGGCGGGCTGCTTCTCGTTCAAGCGGAATAACTTGCGTCCGCCCGACATCAGCCGCGGTAAGCGCCTCCTCACGTTGCGGGCCTGTTACATCCTGCAACGCTTTTTTAGTTGCAGCGATGTTAGTCATAGCGTTTGTTTGTGTTTCGCCGCCGCGGAGACGATCCCGCACAATCTTCTGCGCTGCTGCACGTTCAGTAGCGACATCCAAAAGTTCCCCGCCGCTTTTGCCAGCGGTTGCAACGCGTGTAACCGCCGCAATCTCAGGTGTAAGCAAACCCTTAGATGCTAAGTACTCAGCCGTGCTGGCTTTTATTTTGCTTGGTGCGTTGCTTAACGCGGTAGTTATGGCGTCTGCGTTGCTGCTAACTAACTCGCGTAAAATTTCAGCCGCGCGCACTTCACCCAGACGACCTGCAATCGCGTCAAACGTCTTGCCTGCACCAAACTTAGCCATGTGGCCCAGCACCGGAACAAGTGAACCCGCAGCCGCGGCCTCTAACATATCATTATCTGTTAGCGCGGCGGATGGGAGCGCCGCAAGCGTGCCAGCCACAGCGCGTGTAGCCATACGTTTCCCGCGTCCTGCGACTACGTTCTGCCCAGCAGCTACGGCAGTTTTAGATGGCGCGCGTACACCAGCGCCGCCAGTAACCGTCGCGCGACCTACTTTTTCTAGCGCAGTGGCAGCGCGCGGCGCAACATTAGTAAGGGCTTTGCCGCCTAAACGTATGCCAGTGCCTACACCGATACCGACAGGCGCGGTAGCGATAACTTCACCGGCAATCTTACCGCCAGTAAAGTAGTTAGGCCGGTCTTTCTTTGCCCGCGCGCCTTGCGTACCTAGCTGTTGCTTTGTTTGTTCAGATTGCCGACCAAAAGGTATATAGCTTAACGGGTTAAGGTAGTCCAACGCTTCCGCAACCGGCTTCATGCCGCGTTCGATGCCGGCTATGACGGCTGCGGTTCGGCTGGTCTTAGGGCGAACACCGGCTTCTGGATACTGCTCCAGAATTTTAGCCTTGACTTGCGCGTCTGTTGCACCGGCAGGGCCAGTTATGCGGTAGGTGCGCCCGTTAGGCGCTCTCTGTTCGTATATCGGCATCAGTTACCTACCACTTTAGCTTTACCCCATCCGTCGCTGCCCTTAGTCGGCGTCTTACGTCGCGGGGCGGCGACAGGCGGCGCTTTACCTGTTAGCGTAGTGTAGCGTTTGTCAGCGCGATCAACAGCACCGCGGATAACATCCGCAAACTCTCGTGCCGCTTTAACAAATTCAGCCTCTGATTGCGACCGCTCCATACGTGTCAGCGCGCTTGTGGCTTTCGTACCTTCTATTTCGGTGATCTGGCCTGTGCCGCGAAGCGACTCATACGCCTGCAAGAAAGCGCCACCTTCGGCTTGGCGGAAGAGAGCATCGAAACTTGCCGCCTGCGTGCCGGGGATAAACCGCACGCCCGGAACACCCATACCGACCACACCTTCGAAGCCGGGGTGGGGGCGACGACCGCCCTTGGGTACGACAAGTTTGCCTTTTTCAATTCGAGCGTCGCCAATCATCTGGTCTATAACGTTTAGTGTAGTGCGACCTTTAGTTGTAGCGTCGCTATAGGAGTCCACAAACGCCGCGTCTTTTTTGGCGCGTTCACCTTCAAACACTTTTTCGCGTTCGCGGGCCAAGCGTGTGCCTTTGTTGGCTTCTTCAAAATCTTCCGCGGCTTGCAGTTCAGCAGCTTTTCGTATCTTTATTTGTTCAGGTGTTTCGCGGCGCGCTTCGGCTTCGCCGGCGACGCGTGACAAAGGCACCTGCGCCGAACCGGGGTAAGGCGACAAGTTTGGATTGCGACCTTTAACTTGTTGACCAACCTGATATTGCGCCAGCGTCTGCTCCATAGGTGGCGCGCCGCGCAGGCCAGCGGTCTGTGACTGCGGCGCTGGGCCACGTAGATCCGCAAACTGCGATTGTGGGCGCTGGCCCATTCCGTCGGGTTGCAGCGTAATGTTATTTGCTCGGATCATATCCATGAACGGCTGCTTGTTCTGCTCTGGTGCCAACGCCATAAGCTGATCAAAGTCCGCTTGCGCCATCATGCCAGTCTTAACGGCAGCGTCAACAATCTGCTGCGCCACTTCAGGTGTCATTTGCTCTGCGCTGCCGCCCATACCGCCGCGCGTAAAGGACGCCGGCGACGTAGGCATACCAGAAGGAATGTTACGTGGGTCCATTCCTTGGTCCATCAGGTCTTGCGGTGTTGTGTTAGCGCCCCGCGTCGCGCGCATATTTACATCTGCACCTGCTGCGGCGGTCGGCGTTGCAGGTGGGACCGATTGGGCGCGCGCCGTGTCAGGTTGGTCAGTGATGACGCCAGCGCGTATCTTGGCGGGGTCAAAACCGCCTTGGTCTATAATGATTAAGTTACCGTTCGCATCAAACTCGCTCTTCGATGTACGCTGCGGGATGTTCTTGTCGATATACTTGTCAGCTTCAGTGATGAGGTAGTTCATGATGTCGGGGTTAAACGTAGGCGCGACTTGGCGGATGGTAGCGCCAAGCTGCGGGTCCGTGGCCTCCACCATATCTACCCAGCTTTGATAGCCTTCTTCGGAACGAGAACCTAAAACAGCCACACCGATATTGCGAAGACGCTTCATGTCGTTAACCATAAACGACAGGTCTTTTTCGCGCATAGACGCCTGTTGCGTCTGTATCGCACGGTCTTCGCCTGCCCGCGCAAAATCCATCTCTTGACGTATACGTTCGCCTTGAAGCTGCGCTGCGCGCTGTTGCGTCGCCATGTTCATCATGTTCGCCATCTGCGCTGTAGCGCGGGCGGGATCAGGAAGCTGCGGGTTGCGCGCTTGAAGTGCTATCATCTGGTTTGCCATATCATTAACCTCTTGGTAAGCCGGGCAGGCGGAATGGCGTGCTGGAGCCAAAGCCGCCGCCGGGCGATCCGCCGCCGGTGCCCCCCGGCGCTCCGCTGTTGTAATAGTTAATCATCGCGTTGTTTAGCGGCACTTGACCAGCTATGCCGGCGACTTGACCAAGGGCTTGGTTTAGTGCGTTCGCTTGACCGATGTAGCCAGACGCGCGCGCGGCACCGGCGTTGTACAGGTTCGACGCTTCGTTCTGCCCCATTTGGCCAGCCGCGCCTGTAAGCACGTTGGTCGCAGACTGACCGGAACCCATCAGCGATTGCAGCGGATTTAGTTTGGCTGACCGCTCGACTTGATAACGGTTAAATGCGTTCTGGTACTCTTGGCTTGCCAAGTCCTGACCAAAACGCTGGATGCCCTTCATGGTGCTGCCCGACATGAGATTGCCGCGCGCTGCTGCCGAACGCTCAAGCGCCTTCATGCCTTCCGATTGACGGAACGCATAGCCGGGGTCTTGCTGAAACTGTTCAGCGCCAAAGGCTTTACCAAGGCTGCCGTAGCCAGCGGCGGTCTTGTCGCCGCCGATGCCGAGAAGCTGCATAATCTCTTGCTGTGCGGTCATCCCGCCTTGGCGAAATGGCTCTTGCAGTTCGACCTGACGCTGGAACATCCGCTCTTGTGCGGCGTTAGCATCCGCCGCCGCTTGCGCCTGAACCTTAGACGCCTTCTTGGCGCCCTTGGCGGCCATCGCGCCACCGGCTACCGCCGCGGTCCCTGCGATCAATGCTGCTCCGACTACAGGTGCGATTGGCATTATCTTAACTCCATCCGGTAAATTCGGTAAAGTGTACCGAATGTCTCTATCATTTCATCGGTCTTTTGCATACCCCCTTGACGGGCGTAACGTATGACGTGTTTACTATCTGGCTCGATTTTAGTCCACAGCTTTTCCGTGCCGTGACTGCGCGCGTAATCTAGCATTGCCGTCCGCGCATCGTTTGCCCATTTACCCCTGCCTTCAGGCAGAATAAACGTATGTACTTCGCGGACGCCGGGCGATGTTTCGTCCAATAGAAACCCGCCGTGTTCGCCCATCAGAAACCAGTTGTCCGGCATATCCACGAGTATCTGCGTGTCTATGTCGCCGTCAACACCATTACCTATGAACGGCCTTACCGCAGGATCGTTTACGACCCTGTTTATTGCGGCGGCGTCATAGGACCGTTCAAGCATTAGCTAACCAGACGGCCTGACGCGCGGATATTGATGGCCGACGCCGTGCCAGCGATGGTGCTGATGAAGCCATTGTTGGGCAGCACATGGCCGACCAGTTCAGGAAAGGTGTAAGTCTCAGACGGCTGGAGCGTTTTGGTCTTGACAATCAAGTTGTCGTTGCCTGCGCTGCCCGCAGCCGAAACAAGGTTGACGCTGATTGTCGCAGCCGAAACGCTGTAATTCGTCGCGGTAAACTTGTCGATGATCGTCTGCACGCCATTCGACGTGTACTGCGTTGTCTGCGTATTCTCTGCTGTCTTGGCAGGGATGATGTTACTAATTGATACGGCCATATCTGGTTCCTTAATACAGCAAAGTGTTAAACGAAGCGGCTTGCATGATAACCCAATTTGTGCCGTTTGACACTAGGGTAGCCCAATTGCCGGAAACATTAGTTAAAATCGCAGTCCCCGCCGCGCCGCCGCCCTGCGGGATTACGTTACTAGATGCGGAGACAAGGTTCTGGTCTTGGTTGTTCTGGAACGTGATGACGCGCCCGCTATTGGCCGCGGCGGATGGCAGCGTAACGGTGCAGGCCGATCCTGACTTGTTATTGATTATCCATGTCTCGCCTGCCGCGACCGTAAAGTCAGCGGTCTTAGTGACCGGCGCGCTGGCAGTGCCGGCGACTACGGAAGACGCAGGTACGTTTTCCCACCGCGCCTGAATACTGTCGTATTGCAGCAAATCGCCGTTTGCGAGGCCAGTAATCTCTACGTTGCTGTCTGTAGCGCCAAGAGCCGAACCGAAAGTCGGGCGCACAAACAGTATGCCGTTAGTCGCTGCGTGGACTACCGACGCCACAATCACTTTAGGGTTAGGGGCAACAGGAACGTTTTTGGTCAGGCCACCAGCAACTGCTGGATTGTAGTACAGAACTTGTCCGTCAACCCATGCCTCTGCGCCGCCGGTTGTGTTGACGCCTTTAACTTCGCCAAACCATGTGACGTAGCCCCAGCCGTTGTTGGCTATGTTTTGTGTTGCCACGCCCATAATCAATTCGTTCTGGAACGCAGTAAGCCCTGTTGCGGGTGCGCCTCTCAAGCCACCCGATGCGCCTACCGTGCCAGTGAACATCACGACTTGGCCTTCAGTGATTGCCGAAGAAGCCTTGACGCGATAATATGTTTCTTCGCCGATGTGCTGGATGACCGCGCCGCTGTCTTCCATGACAATGTTCAGCGTCTTAATAGAGTCCGCGTCGTCCCAATAAACTGTACCGTTAGCTGCGGCGCCTGTCGGGTAGCCTTGCGGCATCGTGTTAAACTGAAGCCACGGTATGTTGTCTTGCTGGAGCGGGGCCATCGTGCCAAGTTCAGCGCGGGGCTGCGTCAAAACGGTTTGCGACAGGTCGTTCAATTCGCTTTCTAAGGACGCCGTTGCGCTGCAACAGTCAGGCGCGCTCTCTGTCGCCTGCGCCAACGACTCCAGCATGGCGTCATAGGACGCTATCAGCGACGTAGCGTCAGGCGCTAACTCGACTTCATCTTGGTTGGTCTGCGTCGCAGTCAACAGCGATAGAAAGAACCGATACCATTCACGGCTGATAGCGCCTGACCGCGGGTCGATCAGATCGACGCGCGGCGGCGTTAACTGTGTAGGGTTAATCGGATTGTACGCCACTAGGCCCGCGTTCCTGACAAGAGCAGTTCAGCGCCCATGATGTAGATGCGGACAGGGTCAGTCCCTGACGCCTCGTAGACGCGGTCGCGTATCTTCAGCGTCGCGCCAAGGCGGCGCCAGATGGTGCGGTAGCCAGACCGGCCAATGCGCCCCATCGACTTCCAGTGTTCGTTCGACCATGTGTGGCCACCATCGTCCGACCAGCGCAGCATGACTTGCGGGTTCTCGCCTTGGCCGTTGTTCAGGCCCACGCCTGTCTCGCAGTCAAGCTGCATGGAGTGCTGGATAGTACGGGCCAGATTGTTAGCGCCTGTCGGGAGCGCCCGCCACGACCGCAGCCATTTCTGCGGATCGCCGTCGTCGGAATACTCTTCAAGGTCAAACTTGTATATCTTGCCGTTCTGGTAATCGCCGACAACGGTGGTAGCGTTGAAGAACATCTGACTGCTGGCGCGGTGGCGATTAAACTCACCGTTGGCAAACGACGCACGCTCATGCCATGCGCCAGTGGCGACATCGTACACCCAAGTCGTGTTGGCGGTTGGGAAGTTCAGCACGTAGAAACTGTGGCCGTCCTGCTGGTACGTGTAGCCTGTGGCGTCCGAGATGTCGGCATACTCTTGCATCTGCCATTCGATAGCGTGCGTTGACACACGCTGGCCGATGTAACCTGCCGCGCGGTAGACGATGCCCTGACCGCGGGCGTCTTTGCCCAGCCAGTAGACTTGGTTGTCCATCTTGGCGACGCTGTACGGCGCGGCGCAACCTAGTTCGTTGAACGCGCCTTGGATACGCGTCAGCGGGAAGTCGAGCAGCCCTGCGTCGTACCAGACTTCGGTTGAGTTGGTGCCGAACACCCATACTTCGCGGTGGTCCACAAAAACCGCGACCACATTGTCAGGGTTGCCTTCGGCGCTGGCAAACTCCAGCGGGTCAACAGACGTGCCGTCAAGCAGCGACGTCACCCAAATCTTCTGAGTGCCGGGTTCGTTGAACGTAAAATAGCCGTCGATGTACCCGACCGTGCCTGCGCCGGGGAAGTCAGGGTCGGTGATTTGCTGAAACGCGTCTGTGCCAGCGTTGTAGATGTAGCCCTGCGGATTAGCCGCAATGAATAGTTGCGTGCCATTGTCAGCCATGCTGACAGGGCCAGTGCCGCCTACGGTGCCTTTAGCGACCGCGTTCCAGTTGCTGTCAATCTGGTACAGCGTGGGGCCAGACACGGCGTAGCCGTAATCGCCGAACTGCCACAGCCCGCGGATAGGCCCGATGCCGACCGTAGCCAGACGGGTTAGCCCCGGCGCGCGCTGGAGAAAGGCAGGCTCTTTGCCGCCTTCCGGCACGATTTCCGGAAAGAGGTTGACCATACGGTTGTCTGCGGCGTTGACGCTTCTTGCGACATACGCCGACCCAAGGATCGGCGTCTTCATTAATAGTTACCCGCGAAGATGTTGAACCGCTGGCGCGTCGCCACGATGCTGTATGGCATGGACATAATGTCGTCAGGGTTGTTGATGCGCTTCAGGTTACGCTTTGATGCCATAGCCAGGCGCGACACTTGCGGTGACGGCTCAACGCCAAACTCAGGTGCCATCTCGCACGCCAAGTTGTAACGGAACGCACGCAGATAGCCGGGCGGGAAATGCAGTGTGGTCGCCAGCGTTGCAGGCTGGGTCAGTTCTTCGACCGAAATGAAGTGCCATTCCAGTTCGCGCGTAGGGCGCGGATAGATGTACATTTCGATGTCGGGGAACGTCATGTTGACGAAGATAACCTGCGGGTAGGTGGACGTCACGGTCTTGACCGCGATGCCGTTGTACTGCTGCTGGTTAATGAATTTGATGCCGTAGCTGACGCCGGTGCCGGGATCGCGGAAGTACGTCGAGTCCTCAAGCAGCACAGGGCGATTGCCGACGAAGTCGCCAGAAGGGCCAAGCGTGCGCGACAACTGGCCGGCAGGCCACATGAATATCTGGTCTTGCGTTGCGTAGACCGCGAGGCGCTCAGTGTTCCAGCTATCAATCATCTGGTTCATGGCGCGCAGTGCGTCTTGCGACGTTTCAGCCGATGGAACTTCACCCTCTGCCAGAACGCCTAGAAGCCTAAGCGAACCGTTAATTATGTCCCCAGCCGTTTCCATTGGTTAGTCTTCCTGCGTTGCGCGGCGGCGCTTGCTGCCTGCCGACATTTCATTAACGGGCGCCGCTACAGGGGCGTCAGGGTAAAAGCGTTCCCAACCAAACTCTTCGTCGCAGCGCGCTTCTTCTTCAGAGATAGCAACTTTTGCGCCGTGGACGTCGTGAACAAGGTAGATAACCGCCATAAAAACTCCGTAAAATGGACGGCCCGAAAGCCGCCCAGATTAATTAACTGATCGCCATGAACTGCCACTTAGTGCCGTCTGCGTAGAACAGCTTGCCACGGCCAGTTGCATTGGTTGTGATACCAAGCGAACCGACAGGTGCCGAAGTGGTTGTCGTGTTAGCGGTAATAGCGACGCTAAGGATATAGACGCCTGCACTTGCGTTGCTGGCTACAGCGCCGCTTGACGCGGTTGAAACGACCGAACCGGCGCTCATTGTGCCAGTGACGGAAACGCTTTCAAACTCAGGGTCGGCGTATGCTACACCTACTGCTTTAGTATTAGGCATGATTGTTCTCCTGAAAAGAATGCCCCGACCGTAGCCGGGGCAAGCCTATTAGCCAGCGATACGGTACAGGTTGTACGTTGTCGCGCTGGTTTTAACAGCACGGAACAGTACGCTCTTGGACGCAACGCCTGCGCCTGAACCAACCAACGTCCAGCCTGTGCCAACCGTGATGGTAGGAACGCCGGTGCTGGTAGCAATCAAAGCAAACTCGAACGACGAGTTAACCTTGGCGCTGCTGATGTCAGCGTCAACAACGCTAACAGCAGGAAGCGCAAGGTCAGCAGTGCTGCTTGACGTGTATACAACTGCGCCGCCAGCCAGATCGGCAGTGGTCAGTGTAGCTGCTGCGGTGTACGCAGTAGGGATAGCGGATACGCCCAGCGTGACTTCGCCGAGGTTGCCGTCGCCAACTTGATAGCCGCCGGCGCCATTAGGTAGAATAGCCATGATATAAATCCTTTAAAAAGTTTGGCCTCCGGCGAACCGGAGGCCGTGATTAAATTAGCCCCACATCCGGACGGCCATTTGCGGACGAATCGTGCTGTAGCCATACAGAACGTCAATACGGCAAGGCATACGGTCGTTGTTGATGTCGTACTGACGAACAACGCGAAGCGAGATGCCGTTGTGTACCTGACGCGAAGCCATGTCTACACCCTGTGGGAGCAGAAGGTCGGCGGTTGCGAAGGTGATAGCATCCTTGTGGTATACGAGGTTCTGCGCGTACTGGCTGCCAGAAGCACCGACGAATACAACAGCTTTGCTGTTGCCGGGCAATGCGTTGACAGTGGCAAGTGCGTGACCAGCCGAGTAGACAGGTGCAACAGTGATGTTGCCTGCGCCCGAACCGCTCAAAGTTACATCGGCCAAAGCGACGAACTGGAACAGCGAACCTGTGCTTTGACGTGTCTGTGGGTTAACTGCAAAGCAGTCAGCTACAGTGAACACGTCGCCAGCTTTGACGGTGTCGCCGTTACCAGCGCCAGTGATGGCGATGGTGGTCGCGCCTTCCGACGTGACGGCAGCCGAAGTCGAACCGCCGGTTGCGTCGCGCGTACCAGTGGTGAACTGCTTGATGGACTGCGACATATTGATTTCGTCGAAACCAAGTACGCCAGTACCCATCATGCCGTTCTTGAACTGCTTGCTGATGGTGTCGGTTGGGTTGAAGAGGCCCTTCATGCCTTCGACCAAGCCAGCGTTTGCGGCTGGGTTGACGGTGGCATAACGTGGCGACATTACAGCAGCGTTTTCGTTCAGCTTCTGCTGTGCAGCAAGAAGAACAGCCGAAGTAGCTGGCGTAGTGCCGGGCGTGCCGACCGAGTTACCGATGGTTGCGTATGCGTTTGCAACGTCAGCGTCGATGCTGGAAGCAAGCTGCGAGATACGTGGCTTGAGAACGCGCTCTGCGAAGTCATCCAACTGCATCGTCAATTCAGCAGTCGTGAAG